CCGACCTGCTGTCTGATCTCGTTGATCTCCCGCATCTGTGTATCCATGCGCGAGCGCATCATCGGCGACTTTTCCTTAATCCATGCCGCCGTGTTTTCCATCTGCGCCGCGTCACTCATCCAGCGCCCCAGGCCGCGCATGATCCACTTGACGCCGACCTTGCTCATCGACTGAGTCAGGCCGATCGGCTGAAGCATCGCCGTCATGACGTTCCAGCCCAGGCCAGCGACAGTCATGCCGGTCCGGACATAGTTGATCGACTTCTCGAACGCGCCGACCGCCGCGATGTTCCCGCCAGCGATATCCTCGATCGCCTGCTGCATCTGCTTAAACCGGACATCGCCGTAGACCTCGATAAGTTTGTCGCTGACCTCTTTCGATCCGAGCAGGCGATTGATGTCGATCAGCATCTCCGTATGCGACAGATCATGAATGACCTCGCTGACATGCTCGAACATGACGCCGAAGTCCAGGCGGACCGGCAGCTTGACGCCGGACACGCGCTCTTTTCGCGATCCGCTCTTGCTGCTCGATCGCATAGACGCGCCTTTCATTGCCCGCTCCGCCGCCTCTTTTGCGCGATTGGAGTAAGCCCTGATCGACTGGCGATCGTCATACTTGAGCGGGAAATATCCGCCCTTGAACTCACCGAACTTCGTCGCCACCGGCATCGCCTCGACCTTGTCCGGCGCGATCCCTTCGAGACGCTTTGCGCTCGCCGCGATCTCCGGCCAGTATGAGTCGATCATGTCCCATACGCCTTGCACGAAATTCCAGTCGCGCTCATCCAGATCGGCGAGGATCGCCTCGACCTGGACGTCGGTCCAGCCGTAGCCGTCCATGAGCTTCTGCCGGTTATCGGCATTGCCCCAATTCAGAGCCACCATCAGGCGAGCCATCTTCGTAAGCGATCCGTCGATCGCGTCGATCCGCTGCTTCGCGTATAGCGCCGCGATGTCCTTGCCTTTGTAGGCATCGAACAGCTTTTTAAAGCGCTCCGTCGCGTCCTTGTTCATGACCGCCTCGGCGTCGCCCGCCTCGTTGATCGGACGCATGATGTAATCCCACATCGTTCCCCCGTCCTTCAGCCCGTCGATCTCGCGGATCACGCTGGACAGTTTTCGATGCAGACCGAATCCGGAATCGATCAGCCTGAGCGCTTCGTCACCAGGGAGACGGGTTTCGATCTTCCGTCCCCTGACTGACTTCGCATTGTTCTCGATCGACTCGACGATATCGGCGATCGCCTCATCGAGCGCCTGCTTCGCCCGCGACTTCAGCAGCCGGTTTTTCAGGCGAGCCAGATGCTCGATATGCTTGACGCTATCGCGGACGCCGCGCAGTTCGTCGATCGTGATGTCCTTGTAGTTGACGCGAGTCTCGACGACAACATCGTCCGGCAGGTTTACCGGCTCGCCCGCTTTTTCCTTCTCGGCGATCCATGCCTGCAGCGCCCGACGCCGTTCGAGCGACTTGAGCGGAACCCGCGCAAAGTCGTAGCGATCGAGGAACCCGTCGATCTGATCCAGGTAATCCTGACCGGCCTTCCCGATCCGCGCCCTGGTCGACGCCTTGCCGAACTTCTGCATGTAGTCGACCGTCTCGGCGACCTCGTCGACAGCCGCCTGAGCAGCTTTGTAAAGCTCGATATTCAGCAGTTCCCGCTGCTGGTTGTTCGCCGCCGTAAGGTAGTCCTTTGACGCCGCCGCCTTGAGCGCCGCATCCGACGCCTTCCGCGCCGCCGTCAGGTATTGCAATGGCCGGATATCCCTGACCCGCATCTGTCCGATCTGACCGGCAGCGATCCGCTTGAAGCTCGCCAGCGTAGGAACCTGGCCGGTCCAGTTGATCCAGCGCCCGTCCTTGCCCTTAATCCGTCCAGAACGCTGCTCAGTGGGGACGGCGCTCGCGATGACGTCCTGACCCTGGGACACCCGCTGCGCCTCAGCCTTGCGCTCTGCAGCCACGGCAGGAGCGCTCTCCCGCTGCATCTTCCGCAGCGCCCGCAGTTCCGCCTCGATGACCTTCGAGCGATCGTCATTGTGGACTGCAGCCCTGGCCTGGTCCGCGATCCCGCCGTCGACGAGCGGATCGCCATGCATCTCCCGCATCCTGGCATCCGTCTCCGCCTCGATCAGCGCCTTCGCCGGTCGAGCAGCCCGAATGCCACGGATCAGATCGTCGCCGGACGTAAAGCCCAGGACTTCCGCAGCAGTCTGCAGCGCCATCCCGTCCGCCGCCGTCGATCCCCTCGGCAGGGTTTTCCATGCGCCTTCGCCATATACGGCGTCGATCTCTTTCCGGCTCAGCTTGAACGCAGGGACGCCGTCCGGTATGTCTGACCCGTCCGGCATCTTGCCTTTCGTCAGGACCGACAGCGCGATCTGCTCCGGCTGTTTATTGACCTCGTCAGCGACCTCAGCCCTGACCTTTGCCCGTTCCTCTTTCCACCAGGCCAGACGTTCCCGCGTCAGCGTCCGCATGACCTGCTCGCCTAGACGTTCCTTCGCCGTCCGGCTCGCCGTCTCCGCCCGCGCCTTGTAAGCCGCGAACTCGACATCAGTCATCTTCGCGTCCGCCGCCGTCGCGAACATCGTCGAGACGTTACCCTCAGCCTCAGCCTGCTCGATCTGCTGATCCGTCGCAAACATGCGATCGAATACTCCGCGAACTTCCGGATTCAGATTGACGTTCAGTTGTTTCAGCGAGCGATAGACGGACATCATCCAGGCGCGGACGCGAGCCATGACTGACCGAAGCTCCGCAGATGGAGCCTTGCCTTCCATGAAATACGCCTCGATCCCGCGAGCAAAGCGCTCATGATGCTCGACCGTGATCCCGCTCCGGTCCTTGACGCCGAACCAGTTGAGCAAAGTCTGATAGTCCGCGACCATCTTGACCTGCTGGTCCGTCAGCGTCGACGGCTCGCGGCGAGACAGATCGTCGACCATGTCCCCCAGGACTTCGAGCCAGAAGTGACCGGACTCATGGATGAACGTCGACAGGTCCGCGCCTTCGAGCAGGTCGATCAAGAACTGTCGACTTGCACCGAAGCGAATGCGACCGCGAGGGACATCGGGCTTTTTGTCGGTCCGATCCTGAGTAAGTTCATTTCTTGAAAACGATGTCAGGTCGACGATCTCTGACGGGTAAGTCTCCCCGCTTTTATGCTTACCGACAGTGACAATGCCGTCATACCCGTCAGCAGCGATCGCCATCGACAGCCGCTTACCGACCTTGCCGCCGTATGCCTTGCTAAGTTGACGCTTCCAATTTGTCGCGTCCGAATATAGACCTTCGCCATATTCCATGACGAGCGGATTTTTAAACGTGACCGTTCCTGACTCGACGCCTGGAAACTTTGCTTGATCAGGAGACTCCATCGCCAGCATGTATCGTCCTGCAGGCTCGATCTTCTGCGCGAACGTATCATCTGGACCAGGCTTAGGAGCCTTCTCCGTTCGACGGGTAAAGTTGAACGTCACAGGGACGCCGGTCTGAAACTCACCGACCTCATGAGGCGTCCCATGATACGCAGGCTGAAACAGAACCTTGTCGCCGAGATCAGCCGCGAAGCTCTTTACCGCAGCCTGACGATTGGCGACGTCGTCGCCGTTCTTGCCCTTTGCATAATGAATGATAGCCACACCACGCGAGCGCAGCGCTTCCTCGACGCGAGGATCAACGCCTTCAGGGACAACAGCGCCAGCGAACTCCGACAGATCGACCTCGCGCAGAATCTTCGCCTCGAAGTATTCAGTCGGCATGTTCCGCAGCCGAGTTATGAACTCGCGCAGTTGCTCGCGAGTAGAATCGAATATCGACTCAGCATCGAAACCCATGTCCTTCGCAGCGCGATCGAGCCCCATCTTCGGAGTATTTTCGATGACCGCCATGACGATATCAGGGAACCCGAACTCGTTGATCGACGATTCATAAGCCGGTTTCAGTTCGTCGACCAGCGCGAAGAACTCCGCCTCGACCTCTTTCTTGACAGCCTCGAACTCGGCATCCGTTACCAGTCGTCCGCTCGCCGCCTTGATCTGTGACACTGACTTGAACTGAGGCGCGAACTTCGAGCGCAGTTGACCCATGCCGTAGATGTTCGTCTCGGACTCTCCGCCGACAAAATCCTTTTTCAGAATCCTGACGACGTTTTCCAGAGTGTGAGGCTGATAGCTGCGACGACCGCTGTTCGAGTATCCCCTGAAAATGCGCTCATCAGCTTCAAGCGAAGCGAACAAGTCCTCGACGAAAACATTGTATTCAGACTGCAGACCTGATCTGATCTGCGCCCTCATCGCCTCTGTGGTTTTGTATTTGTCAGCCTTGTCAGGCTTGCCGATTTTCTCAAGCGTATAGAGATAGTCAAAGGCGATCCGCATCCTCTGAGTGTCATCGTATTTATCGAACTTCCCGATCAGATCGTCAGCGCCCGCTGCTTTTGCCTGCTGATCAAGCTCATCCAGAGCGAGCCGCTGAAACTCAGGATCGCGAGCGATAGACTGCTTATCGTAATACTCACCCTGCTTCGGGAAATACTTTTCGAGTCCAGCCTTCCGCAGCGCGTCGACGCGCTCCGGATCAATACCTTTCTCCATGACGACAGCAGGCTCGATGCCGCGAGACTTCAGGAACTCCCACATGACGGCAGCGTTATTCTCTAACTCGTTGACGCCGCGCCGCTCCATGTTATCGACATCGATCTCGCTCGACGTAGCCTTGAGCCCGTCCTTCAATTCTTGACCAAGCTCGCGAAGCTTGGAGTCCTTAAACTTGTATTCGACCTGCGGATATCGCGGCGAATAGATGTCAGCGCCGAACACCCTCGTCCCCGCATACCCGCGAGGATCAGCCATCTCTTTAGAGCCGATCAGCGTGATCTCTCCGAACCCGTCGATCGACTCGCCTGCGCGAGTGATCGCCAGAGACGGCACCGGGAAGCCGCCCATCTTCATCGCATGCAGGATGTTCGCCGCCGTCACGTTATGCGTGATGATCAGGTCGCGCTCGACGTCGGACTGATGCAGGATGTTGCCAGTCGTCGGATCGAACGTGCCACGGTTGCCGGTTGCTGACTTTACGCTAGTATTATCGAATACGACGTAATGAGTCAGAACTCCGCCACGGTCAACGAATTCCCTCGATTGATTGTCATAATATGAATCTGCCCTTGTAGCGATTACTCCGTCGTAACCTTTACGACGAGCATGATCTACACTGGTTGCATCATTTGGCGCTGGAAATTCAGCCCAAAACGAGTCGACGCCTTTTGTATATGGATTTTCAAGCCTGACATACAGCGGCATAATATTAACGCCAGGCTTTTGTTGTCCGACACCGTATTCACCAGCCTCGCGAGCGCTATCAGTCGCGTAAATTGCTGGACCGAACTCTCCGCCCCTTGTTTTATTGAACTCTTGAAAATCACCGGCAGTCCCGTGATAAACCACCAGCGGACGCCCTTGTCCGTCGACGACTTTGCTGTCACCGAACCAGCGCCAGAACGCGACCATCGCGTCCATCGTCGCCGTGATCTGCTGACCTTTCGAGTTCTTGGTCGGACGCTGGACGCCGTCGACGTCGACCATCTCCGGCAGTTGTTCCTGCGACATCTCGGTCGCATTCTCGATCTGGACGCCGCTCGCATTCCGCAGAGCCTCGCGGACCTGATCGTTCGTCATCGCATTCAGGTCGATACCGAGTTCGCTGAAATACGGACCTAGCTGCTGCGCCGCATTCGCGATCTCCGCCTGCTTTGTCTTTTCGCCGCCCATCGCGTAGACCGGCGTCCCACTGAGTTCCTGATCGATCAGCGTCAGGAAGTCAGCGACCGTCGAGTCCTCTCCGATATAACCAGCATCCCGCGCCACTTCGCGAGCCGTATCGAGTGACATGCCTTTCGGATTGGCGAGCCGCTTCTGGAATGGCTTAAGCCCTTTGTCAGCGTCCCGCGCCGCAAGCTCGCCGCCATCGTCGACGACGCCGCCGCGCTTCCGCAGGAACTCGACCAGCGACTCACCGTAGACCGAGCGATCGGACGGGATCGTCCCGCTCCGCATGCGATCGATGATCGCGTCCAGATCGTCCGCCTGGACCTTCCGCTTCAGGATGTCCGGCATCGGTCGAGCGATCTTCAGACCATATTTCTGATATGCCTCATAGGGATCGATACCGAACCGCTGACCCATCGTCTTGAACAGTTCAACGTGAGTCGCCGCATTCGTCTCCGCCGTAGCGCGATCGAATCCGCTTGAGATCAGTTGACCGATGACGTCCTGACGGATCGCCTCGGCGGACTGCTCCGGCGTCGCCCTGCCCTCGGCGACCGCTGCAGCAGCCTCGTCCGCCTGAGCAGACTTGACCTCGTCAGCCATGCGCTGCTCGAACTCTGCCGCCTCGCGAGCATTCATCTCGTCAGGCGCAAGCCGGACCTCTGCTGAGAAAAAACCGTTATGTTCAGTCGGAGCGATCTTCGTCGCATAGACCGACATCGGGATCGCCAGGTCAGCGCCGGTCTGGATCGACGACTCATACATGACCGTATCGCCCATGACTTCAGCCGCGACCTGCGCCGGATCGATGTTCTTGGACTGCCAGTATGTAGCCCACTGTTCGACGGGGACGTAGACGGTATCGATCGGACCGTCCTTCGTCGCCTGCTCGATGAAGTCCTGCATCTTCTGCGGGAGCCGCTGAAATGTCTTGCTCTCGGATACACCCTCGCCGAGCGCCTGAAAAAACTGCTGCTGCTGCTGAGCTTTCGCCGCCTTCCGGCTGTCAACGTAATAGCTCGCGCCGCCGACCGGCGAGAACGTAAAGAACGTCCCGACTGCCGCGTCCAGCGCCGATCGCGCAGCCTGGTCGATATCGTCGATCGCGCTGTCCGGCGCGAACCGCTGACCGCTACCGGCCTGCGCCGCTTCCCGCCCGCCAGCACCGACGAGCCCCTGGACAAATTCCTCAAGACCCTCGACAGATGCCGCGCCGCCCATCTTGCCCAAAGCACTCAGGATCATCGCCCTGCGCGACGGGACGGCCAGGGTAGCCTTGACCTCATTCATGAGCGCCCGCTTCGCCTGGTCCTTGCCTGTGGCGCTGGAAACCAGCTTCCCGAAGCCTGGGACCAGGGACGCCAGCATTGCGTCGCTTCCTGACTCGATGATCGAATTGATCGCGCCGACCGCCTTCGCCGCCGATCGAGCGACCTTCGGATCGATCGGATTGCCGTTTACGTCCTTCAGGGACCGTATCTCATCAAAGGCGAATCCAGTCTCAAGCCGGTAGCTGTAATTGGCGGACGCCGTCAGCCCGCCAGCCAGCATGCCCGCCGATCCGCCCGCCACGGTCCCGACGCCAGGAAGGACGGAGCCCGCAACAGCGCCCGCGATCCCGCCAGCGCCCGCGCCCTTGAGCCCGACCTCAAGCGACGATCCCATCTGCCGCGCCGAGTAGCCTGTCACATTGGCGATGTATTCAGGGACGCCGCCGCCGCCGACGTCGAGCGCCTGCATTTTCTTTTTCAGCGCATCGCGCTCAGCCGCGTCCTGCGGATTCAGGTCGCCGTTCTCTACTTCGTGATACAGAAGATCGGCGAGCCGCCCTTGAGCGCCAACCTTCGACCAGCCGCGACCGAATGCTGAAAACGTATTCTCGACGCGCCGGAGTAACGGGACATCGTCGGCGGCGACAGATGCATTCGCCGGATCAGACAACCATGTCGACAGCTTCGGATTCTCGCGGACGATCGCGTCGTATTCGTTGTCGCTCAGGTTATGCTTTTTCGACAGGACATCAAAATTGCGCTCGACGATCTCTCGCGGTATCTTCGTCCGCTCTGACAGCTTTATGACCTGAGCAGCGCGGTCCGGCGTCGTCGACGCAGCGACCTGCATCGCGCCACGGATCGCCGTATTCTTTGATCCAGCCTGATCCTTGACGATCGCGTCGTATTCGTTCGACGTTACCTGCGGAGCGCCCGACTTGATGATCTCATCGTATTCGTTGATCGCCATTACTTGATCGCCTCTGTTCCGCGCATTTTCAGGAGTTTCGCTGTGTAGTATTGAACGATCGCCTGATCAGTGATCGGCATGTTATTCGCCCGCAGCGCCGCCTCGATTTTAACCTTCTCCGCTTTCGGGACATCGGTCGGTTTAATCGTGATTGACTCACCAGGCTGTAGCTGATACACGCGCTTTTTATCGTCCGGAAAAAACGAGTTCTTTTTCGTGACGCCCTCGATGACCAGCCCGTCGACGATCCCCTGGACCTGTTCGTCCGTCGCATTCTTTCCCTGCCTCGCTTCGAGCGCCCTGACGGACTCACGCACCGCTCGCCGGAATGCCGTTACCTTCTCGACCATTGGCGCATTGGTTTCCTTCGGAGTCGGATCGAGCTTCAGTCCGAGCAGAGCATCATTCACGATCTGACTCTGAGCCCGCTCGCTGGCGAGCAGCTTGTCGGTTTCCTTCGTGTCACCCTTGCGAATAGACGCCTGAATGCCGATCAGTTGATTGAACTGCGCCCGTGACAGCTTTGCCCGATCTTCCATCAGGTTACGAGTCGCGAACCTGTCCGCCAGATCGGGACTGCTTGCCTCAGTGATCAGTTGATAGAACAGCGCATCGTCACCCTTGCCCTCAGCCCTGTTCCGCAGAATCTCAGCGCGATCAACCATGTGGCGCTTGATCTCGTCCCGCTGCTTCCCAGGCAGCGCCCTGTATTCCGGCATCCTGGTAATCGCCGTCAGGTTAGCGCCGCCCTCGATCGCGCCCCATACCGCATTTCCGTTCGCCTCGGAGCGCTCGCGCTGCGATGAGTTATGAACAGCAGCCCGCTCAGCGAGCCCCTGCTTGACCGCCTTGAGCAGACCAGGATTGTCAGCGTATTTTTTCTCGGCCTCGCGATACATGGTATCGAGGCTGACCGGATCGAGATCGGACTTCGGACCGGCAGCGTCCCATATCGACGCAGCGCCGCGCAGCCCTTCGCCCTCTTTCTCGGCGACATTGATCCTCGCCTCGATCTTGGTAATGTCGTCGCCAGCGATCAGCCCGCGATCCTTCGCTTCCTTGAACTTCTCGCGAGCGATCTGATCCTGACCGTTCGACAGGAATCGATCGATTATCCCGACCGTCGTATTGCTGATGAACTGCGATCTAGCCTGCTTCTCATATTCCGCGCCGAGTCCATTGCGCCGAGCGAAGTCAGCGATCGCAGCAGTCCCGCGATCGAGTTCTAGCTGGACGCGCTCCGGATCAGTGTGATTCAGGATCGCCGAGTCACCGGCATTCTTGATGTAGTTTTTAGTCTCGACTTCCTCGAACTGGCGAGCTTCCTGAAATACATGCTTCGACAGTGAGGACCGGATCGTTTTGATACGGGAATCTGCGGATCGATCAAAAGCGATACGCTGACGGTCTGTGCTGAGAGAGGCGCGAATAGCCTCTCGCTGAGTCTCGAAATCCTTGTCGACAAGCTCAGGGACGGCAAAAGCATCTTTTCCCCGCTTGTTGAGAGCGCCGTCCTTCGGATCATATAGCGCTTTGTTTTCCCACTCAGACAGCTTGCGATCGGCTTCGAGGAATGCGACCTGATCCTGACGGTCGATCTCGTCGCGATAGTAGACCTGTGCGGTCTTTTCGATCGCGCTACCGATGCCAGCGCCAGCAGCTTCAGGAGTCAGCGCTGCCGTTGCCCTGACGCCAGGTAGACCGGCCTGCTGCACTCCGCCTGTGTAAGCCTTGACGGTAGCCATTTACGACACCTTTCTCGTCGTCGATCCGAATCCGTATTTAGTATAGAGCGCCGTCGACCCTGCGCCGATCAGCGTCCCGATCGCCTGGTTGTCTCCGGTCTGCTTTGCGATCCTGCCGCGAGCCCGATCGTCCTGCGCCTGAGTCCTGTATCCCCACGCCTCGCGAGCAGCATTCGATCGGATCGTCAGAGCATCGATCTCCGACAGCGCCGCCGTGTCCGCGAATACGTTTACCGCAGTCGAGTCGGCTCCGGTAATGTCGACTCCGGACGCCGCGAATGCAGCCCTCTGCGAGCCGATCAACTTGTTCGTCGACAGGCGATGACGCAGCTCATCATTCTGACCGCGAGCGAGAGCATCATTCGCCTTGATGTCATTGATGTCCGCATTGTAGTTCGCGAGAGCCTGCTGAGATTTTCCGGCCTGCTTTTGTGCGCTTGCATTGACGCCAGCGCCAAGACCAATCATCGCTATTGCTGCAGTTGCGCCCATGTTATCCCCCGATCTCGCCGGACGGAATCGCCGACAAGATAGTTATCGGTAAAGGGTCTTTTTGACGCACCCAAAACGAGCCGGTATCGTTCCATGTCGACGCGATCGGCATCTCGACAAGCCTCGTCATCAAAGGCCAGGGATCGTCATAGTTTTCGATCGCGTCCGGTTGCATCTCGTCCAAGTTCTCAAGGTCCGGCCCCGCAAAAATTCCCCGCGTCGATTCTACCAGCAGACTGATATGCGTTATGTCTTTTCGGCGATCCCTGATCTGCTCGCCATTGATATCCATCTCAAGAGTCTGCAGGTCGCTGTAATACGGCAGTCCGGCATGGATGATCATATACGGACGGTCCAGCGTAGCGATCCCGCCGCTGACCGTGACGACGGTATAGTCCGAATTGTTCGGGCTCGCCACGACGTTACCGTCAGCGAATACCGCGATGTCCTTGCCTTCCAGATGGTCCAGGCCGGACACCTGGTCGACAGCCCGCCCCCATGTGGTCAGCGCCGTCGACTGCAGCAGAGCGGGAACCGTCTTGTCAGGAAACCCGCTGACGACGGTCGAGCTTGTGTATGTGGCAACGCGGACCCTGACCTCTGTCCGAGTCGTTACGGGATCGCCAGTGACCTCGTCGACGGACTCGACATCAACCCACGCGACAACATCATTCCCGACGTCTCCAGCAACGAACGGCGTCCCTAGAGCAGCAGTTACCGTGATCTCATCATTAACGGTCCAGCCAGAGCCGGTCGACAGCGTAACCGTCGTCGATCCAGTGTTGCGCCCGTCATAGGTCAGGAATGAATCCATGAACGTCGCATCGACCTCGATGTCAGTGAAATCGCGATCGGACATGCGCTCGATGTAGCGCTTCGTCGATCCGTTAATGGTCCGCTTGACGACAAGGTAAACGGCGTCAATCCCGCCTTCAGGGACTACGCATACGTCCTCGATGTCGCCATCGGTATCGTGACGATGCCAGCCCCATACTTCATGATCTGTCAGGTAAGTCAGTCCGAGAAGAATGCCGTCGCTACGGACGACCCAAATAATCGAATGCGGTATCTGCGCGTAATCCATGCGCGTCAGGGTTTTCTTTGTGAACAGATGACCGGCGAATACAGTCAGGTCGCGCCCTTTGTAACTGGCTTGCGATCCGCCGTCGCTGATCGCGTAACGAAGGTCGCGGACGATCGATGCTCTCGCCTGAACAAAAATCAGGCTGTCATTGACGATGACGGGGACGATCTTCGACGATCCATTGTTCCCCAGGTTTCTCAGGTTAGGCGGCTGATTAGCGCGAAGAATGCCGTCCTGGTCGCCCTCGACAATATACTCGCTGGACGCCGTCAGCAGGACCAGCGTCCCGATGTCGACCATATGCCTGATCTCGTTGACCTTGCGACCGGCAACGGTAAACGTAACGGCGTCGTCGTCCTGCAATGGCGACGAGATCGTAAAGTTATCGAACAGCGCCGACTTCGATCCGAAAACCTTTTCCGTGTTGTTGTTCTGATTGGCGAACATCATTCGCTGCTGATAATAGGTGACAGCAGCAGGACGATTGCCGGACCCGCTGAATGGATTGCGCGTAATCGGCGGAGTATTTGAAGTGTCGGCGACAATTCCGTTATCGACAAACGATGTCCCGATCGCGACGCCGATGTATCCATAGACGCCATTCTTGCGCTTGAAAACATTGTATTCCTGCGCCGCAGGCTCAGCAGTCCATGAGACGGTTATCGGAGCGCCTGATGTTGCGGTAGCGCTTGTCTCCGTTACTGCTGAAGCGACTGACTGCTCATACGTCTCGGCAGCGACGGAAGTGATGACCCATGCATCGCCGCCAGTTCCGGCAGCGCCGGTATTCGCAGGACTGGTCGGAGCAGCAATTCCTGGGGCAAAAGCCTTCGTCGACAGAATCCAGACAGTGTGATCGGTCCGAGTCAGTTCCATCGGATCATAGCTCGGATGAGTGATCGTAACGACGTCGCCAGATTGAACCATCTGCAGATACGGGAGATCGGCAGTCGCGTATGGAGTCGGAATCTCGTAGATCGATCCGGTCAACGGATACCAATACGTTGCATTAGGCGGAGCATTGCCAGTCGTCGGAGCCTTGCAGTAGTAATTAACGCCAGCGCTCGAAACCAAGTTCCCGACGACATATGCAGTCGCGCCATTGTATGCGGCGACGCCGGATACGACGATCCGGCTTCCGCCACGGATAAACCTGAAATACTGATTACCGACCTCGATGACGTAGGTCTGATCATCATTAAATACGAACTTCGCGAGATACGTCGCCAGCGAGCTTGTCTTGACCTCGTTCGTAAACTCAGTCCCCGACCTGTTCGCGATGCCGCCATGCTTCAATACCTGCATGTTTCGCAGCGTCTTAGCGCCGGTCTGATACTTGACCTGGTCCGCTCGACCGGCGAGCGCCGGATCGATCTCGCCGCCAGCGAATGATCTCTGGATGATGCTTTGCGTCATGTCATTCCCTCGACCGGATAAACTCAGACTCAGGATCGACTTCCTGCTGCCCCTCGTTCAAAGCCCTCGACTGCGCTTTCGTCTTGTCGATCTCATACATCTGCATGCAAGACTCAGCCATGCCCTTGATCCGCGACAGTGTCGGAGCAATTCCAGCGCCGAGCTTCCATGACAGCATCGAGACGAACAGCGCATCGAACTCAGCAGGATCAGTGATCATCGCCGTATATTCGATCTGAGCCTCTGCTTCATTCGTGTAGATCAGACGCCCCTGAGTGTCCTTGCCGATCCGGAAGGGTGGCGGATTGACATTCACCCTGCCGACGCCATTGACGACGATCCTGCGAACATATACGCAGTCTGACGGGTATCGGTATGCATACTGCCAGTCCCGATTAACCGGAGTCGTCGACGATCCATCGACCAGCGCAACATCAGCGTATGCCGTCGCCCAGGGCCAGGGAAAGTCGCGCAGGGTATAGAGAACGTCGTCATCGAAGAAAATGCGAGCAGTAATCGCATCGCGACCGCGATCCGTGTCGACGTTAGCGATCTGCCTGGACGCGCCGATCTTTGCGAGCGCGATGTTTACGATCTGAGTTTTTGACGCCATTATCTTCGCCTCATATATGATCCGCCGCCGCTTGTCGGCGCTGGCGGCTCAGGGACAGAAATATCCTCGACAGAAACAATAGCATGGACTTCCCAATCAGCGAACCGATTGACAGCGCCAGTCGTGCAGATCGGTATCAGAGCCCAACCCTCGCCAGGTCTGACAACCATCTCGGAAATAGCAGATGGGTCTTTACTGGACATCGGCGGAACGTCTCTGATGACATCTGAGTATCCGTTGAAGTCAGCGCCAATCCTGCCGACAAAACCGCCGCCATTACTTATAAATCCATGAGCGCAGCCGCCGCCGCGAACTCTGATCTGATCGCCAAAGCCACGTTTAGCAGGGAACAAGAACTGATCGGGACCGGCGATAGCGACTACCGCATTGTTTCTGATCTTGACGCTTGCGTCCGGAAGCAGCGCGTTAGCTGAATCCATAGGTTGAATCTGAAAATCATCGCCGCCCCTGATCGCACTGATCGTCATGACATTCCAATTCACGTTGTTAATGACGCTTCCGTGAAGATTGGTAAACTTGATCGCACCAACATTGATGACGACGCCAGAGCCGGAGCCATTGAACAGCGCGAACAAGTCCTGATTGGCATACGGCATCATGCCAGCAGAAGCCGTGTAAACCTCTGAGCCTATCGCAAACTCGACGCATACCTCGCTGATGCCGGTCCCGTATGGAATGCTGCTAGCTCCGTCGTTAATTGCCCGCAGACATATGCCTTCGCCTTCACGCAATACGATTGTCTGCGGAACTGAATCATGCAGAGAATACAGAGACGACATCGACAGCGAGTCGTTCTTGTTCCCGCCGACCCCCGCAGTTCTGCCTAGCATTGAACCTGTTACCTGCATTGTCGGAACGATGGACTTCCGCAACGGATTGCCGGTTACAGTAACTTCGCCGATCGCAAACTTTGCGACTACCTGAGACGGCAGGTCGCTGTTATTGCTGTCATGCTTGACGACAACAGCGTCCTCGCCGCCAGTAAGCGCCGTGATTCTGTAAACATTGGTGATAGGCGCAGCCGCCGACGACTGGTAAAACGGCGATACGTCATTGACGCATAGCCTATGTATCCGGACAACCTTCTCGCTGTCCGAGTCGTTGAACACAGCCAGAGGCGACACAAGCTCGACGACCGGCTGTCTCGGATTCTGCAAAGGTATGCAGTTGTCCGGCGTCGGCAGCGAACCCGTCAGTTGATCGAGTTGCAGAAACTCGGACTGCGCCGCCTGCGCGATCAGCGAATCGCGCAACACCTTTGAGAAGGCGTATGTTTCTTTGACGGCCATTTACTTCGTATCAAAACCGATAGCCTGCCCGTCATCGCCGCTAACGACTTCGCCGACGATCCAGTCATCGGCATTGCGATCGTCGTCAGATATTCCAGCATTGTCAGCAGCAGCTTTCGCTGTATCGTGACCGAGCGCGACATAGGTCAGGGTGTCCGGTCGATACGCGACAAGCCTGGTGTCTTTTCTTGCCTTCCAGATATCGTCAAGAGTCATGTTATTGCCTCGTCGCTTCCATCCATGTATCGAGCAGGCCAGCAGCGCCCGTCGTGTTGAAGTTAAGACACATCTGATTTTGACGCAGCGTCAACGGTTGCACGTTCGCAGAGTCGCCATAACCGGCATCAAATACGATGTTAAGAGGGACATAAGTCTCAAGCTCATCGTTCGATCCGGTGCTGATCGCCGCCTCGTCCGATGACCAGAACACGCGCCGCAGGGTCAACGGAGTTCCTGCGATGGTTCCCGCGTGTCCCACTGTCGCCGAAGTGAACGGCGTATTCGTCGTGTCGTGCTGGACCGGCGTAATCGCCGTCGGAGCCGTCAGGCCAGGCGATCCGGTCTGATAAGCGCGGACCTCAAGTTGACAGAGGACGCCGGTAACTGCGGCAGTCTGAGCATTGAGATAACCGATCCGGCGAATCTTGATGAGTTCGGTAGCATGCGAGTTCAGGATCGCGCCCATGTTCTTAGACGCCGCGAACGCAATGCCGCTAAAGTAACTTGTGCTGGTGTCTGCCATTTTATGCTCCCACGATTATCTTGCGATCGCGCCCGCCGTCAGCAGCGTATGCGGTGCGCTCTTTTTCCCACGGTGATTTTGTCTGTAGGTTTTGCCGGAGCGTCGTGACGCTAAGCTTTTTCAGGGCTTCAGCAGCGCGATCGCGCATCGGTCCGATCGGCATGTTCATGATCCGCTGAGCCTGCACCTTGCGAGTAAAATCGATGCATGCCTTCAGCATCAAGCCGGTCATCGGGAACTGTGTATCGACCAGCCATCCGTGATCGTCGCTGTAGTGGACCCTCGGCGGACGCATGTTACGCACCAAGCAGACGGTCGCGCTCAGCCCTTGCTGCAGCAAGCCTGCTCTCGATGTCCGCGAGTTCCAGGCGCTTCGAGTCCAGATCGCGACTGACTTCGGTAAGGTCAGTCTTTGCCGACTCGACGCGGGCATCGATCTCGGCGAGCGCTTCCTTCGCGTTTTCGACAGTCGACGCAGCAGACCGCTCGGCTTCGCTGACGATCGATGCAGCGCTTGCCTGAGCCCTGCGGACGATCTCGTCAGCCTGCTCCTGAGCGCCGTCAACGATATTCGCAGCCAGCGCCCTCGCATCCTGGACCGAAGCATCAGCCGCTTGCTGATCGTCACGCAGCTTCTTGATCGACGCCTGAAGCTCGCGCTCATTCTGTTCGAGCCCGGCCATGTAGCTGATGATTTTCTGAGCATGCTCGAAAACCTTGAACACGCGCAGGCCGCGCTCTACTTCAACCAGAGCCTCGGCAGCAGTTACCTTGTTTTCTTCGCTCATGATTATTTTCTCCGCACCAGCATTGATGCAACCAAGTTCGTCGATCCGTCGCCAGCAGACACGCGGGGACGCATATAGCGAGTGATCTCCTGAATCTGCTCGATGCCAGCAGCAGTCTTGCTCAGGGCATTACCCTGCGGATCGGTCAGTGTGTGATAGTTGACGCCGTCATTCGATCCTTCCATCAGGATCGTCCCACCGACGCCGAACGTCCCCTGGAATTGAACGGAACGGTCGGCGCTTGTCGGCATCTCGATCGGTGCGCCAGTGTCGCCATTCAGCAGACCGCTCCATTCAATAATATGAGCGCTCTCGCCGTGACCGGCGATCGGGGTTCTTGTCGGAGTTCTTTCAGCCATCTGCTTATCCCTTCAAAAAGGGCGCTAAGCGCCCGCGTTTAAATTACGTCCGCGCCGCCAGTGCCGCCAGCGCCGCCGCCGTCGAGAGAGCGCTGAGCCGCCTTCTCGTCCTTGATGATTGCCGAGCGCTGATCAAGCGCCTGCTGAGCCGTCGATACCTTTTCCGGAACATTGATCGCGACAGGCTCCATCCATGCGAACGAGAATGCCTGCGGAATCTTGCCCTGCTTGTCCTTGATCTGATTGAACACTTCAGCAGCTTCGCCGCCGAGCTCGATGTCGCGCTGTTCCTTCGGGAACGGGAGACGACGAGGCTGATCGGGGATCGTGAAAACGTCGCCAGGACGACGGCGAGCGTGATCGAAAAAGCCGATAAAGTTTTCTGCGACGCCCTGCTTTACGGTAACTTTCATGTCGGTTGTATCCTGTATGAAATGTGATTAAGAGGGACCAGGCGTCTCCGCCTGGTCCGCCGTGTTGCCGATCGATGTTAGCTGATCGTGTAACCTTTCGGGAACGAAACCTGACCGACTTCAATCATCGATTGCGGCATCAGGTAAGCGGATACCGTGATCGACGGCGTCGTCCCTGCCAGCGTGTAGCGGACGCCGAGATACTGCTCGGACTCGGAGAGCGCCGCAGGCGGGATCGGAATGACGAACTTGAAGCCAGCGACCAGCAGGTCAGCATCTTCTGCCGGAGCAGTCGGAGTGCCGGACTCGAAAATCCGGCGACCGATCAGCTTCCGCCCCGTCGTGATACCGGCATTCGAGGCGTATTCGACATCGAAAGTGTAGTCCTCGTCGCCGGTAGTTTGATCGGCAGCGACCTCGACGTTAAACACGATGCACATCGGTTCGCCATTGCCGATCGAGCGATCGGCGGACAGGTCGATCACATTCGTCGACAGAGCCGTCGCCGTGAGCGCCTGGGAGTCGGAAAACTGATGCTGCGCGTCGAGCAGCATCTCCGGCAGTTGGACGCCGACAGCGCGACGGACCCGCTCGGTATTCGCCAGCGCAGCAGCGACGGCGATGCCGATGGACCGGCCTGCGCCGGTCAGGACTTGCTTGTTGCTCAGAGTAATCGGTTTCATGTTTTGCCTTTCTGATTGTTAGACGGTAGACGTCAGCGATTAGGAGACGGTCGCTTCGGTTTCGGTCAGTGCATCGACGCAACGGATCGGGATGCCACGGAAAGTCCCTTGACGCTTGCCGTCAACGGTTTCCCAGGTCAGGCCCGCGCCAGTCATGACGTCGTCGCGCCGCTGGATGTCGAGCATCTGCATGCAAGTCCGGTTCATGTAGAACACCGGACGGCAGTTGTTCAACGACGGCAGGCGATACGTTGCCTTGATCATGAGTTCGATCAGATCGGCAGCGCTCGACTTTGCGACCAGGTTGCTGATGTCGATGTTCGGGATACGGACGACGTAGCGCCAGTCTTTCAGGGCGATACCAGCTTTCCACTGGAAACGCTCCTGATAGGCCCGCATCTTCGCGCCGCCGATGCCGGTCCCGACCGTGACGGTCTGGATGCCGTAGTCCTCATGGATCAGACCGGCCTTCGAGCCTTTCGGGAAAATACCGAAGATCGAGCGATCGCCCCAACCCACAAGCCACACCGAGGAATTGTCCGAGCCAGCGCCGGAGCCGGTAATCACGTTCGAGCCGTTCGTCGCGCCGGAGATCGCCGAGTAGCGAGTCGCCAGTCCGGTAAATTCTTCCGGAGCCAGTCCGCTGTTACCGTAGAACAAGGTCTGCGCCATTTCCTGGTTCATGGCTTCGATGAAGGCCATCGCTTCACTGAGACGGAACGCATTGATGTTCCCGTTCAGTTCGGCCAGGTCTTTGTCGACTTCGGACCACGCTTCCAGCATTGCGGTCTGCTCATCGATCTGAGCGGTAGTCGACTTGCTCGGAGTGACGCCGCCGTTCAGCAAGCGCCAGGCCACGGTCGGCAGGCCGGTCCGGACTGTAACGCGATGACCAGTCGGCAGGTTGCCCTCATTCCAGAGCATGTCCGTCAGAATCTCGTTCGTCTGCGACAGCAGTTCGACGACGCTCGGAACCTTGCCGTCAGGATCAAGACGCTTCGCCCAATCAGTCAGCGTCAGCGCAGAAGTGCCGAGCGTAGCGCCGCATTGACCAAACAGGAAGGGAACGGACTGACCGCCCGACAGATGCATGACGTAAAGCCATGCAAACACCAGGACGACGGGAGCCACGAACGCGATGACGCCAGCAGCCTCAGCCAGCATCAGGATCACGATCATGGAAATAACAGAGTTGATCGGTTTCATGTTTTGCCTTTCGTTAAGATGGAGTGTTGTTGTAAAGCTTGTCCGCGATGCTGGTATTTGCATTGCCTGAGCCGCCGCCCTGACCCTGCAGACCCTTGTCCTCGCCCATCGCAGCACCTACCTGGTTGAAAAACCGGACGACTTCGGGATGATCGCCGAAGCCAGTTTCGCGCAGCATGCGACGCAACGGATGAACGACGTCCTGACCCTTCTCGTCTTTTTTGTTCGGAAGGAAGGTATCGAAAACGCGCTGAGCATTGCGCTGAGTAACGGCAAGCTTCTCGCCGCCGATCTCAGGATCAGACTTGACCTGATCTTGCCACGCCTTGACTTGCATTACTGCCTGCTCTTTCTGCCGAGCTTCGACCGCCACAGCCGCAGCATTGGCCTCAGCGACCAATACATCGGCTTCCGCCTTCGACAGTCCTTTCTCGCGCACAATGGCGGAAATCCTGTCAATGTCCGACTGGACCAGCTTGGAGTCTTGCGGCAATTCGAGCTTGATGCCCTTTGCTGCTTCGAGCCTTTCCTGCTGCTGCTTTGCGGTCAGATCGGCGAAAGCTTTTTTATTCGCGCCGTCGATCTTCGCGTAATGCTTGACGACGACCTCATCGGGCATCGCCTTCAGTTGTTCTGCATCGAGGACATACTGAGCCAGCGCAGCGCGAGCATCTTCCGGCTTGATCGCCGGAGCCTGGTCGCCAGCGCCGCCCTTGTCTCCGCCCTGACCGCCAGCGCCGCCGTCTCCGGAGCCGCCACCACCACCGCCAGCGCCGCCGTCGCCATCAGCCGGAGCGCGATACAGTTGACCGATCAGGGATGCTAAAAGTCTGCGATTCATTTTGATTCTCCTGTTTAGCGCGTCATTGTGATTGTGCGCCGTTTACGTTTGATTGATTACTTGCCTTCGGGACGTTTATCGAGCCCCTTTTCCGACAGGAACTCAGCGACATCATCAACGTGCAGGCAATCAACCATGCATGCAAACTGCTGAGGATTCTGGATAACTGCGATGTTGCCGTTGCAGTAGTCATTACCTGGAACAGCGCCATGAAGAACACCGAACGCGACAACCTTGCCGCCTTCAAGCTGGACAACTCTGTCGCCGTTCTTTGCTTCGCGTCCGTTTCTGAAATGCATTTTTATCTCCTATTAAATTGATAATGCCGAGGGAGTTCTTACAGCCTCAGCCTCTACCTGCTCTTTTTGCTTCTCAGTCCATGCCTCTCGCTGCATCAGCAGCCAGGGCTCGATCCCGCCAGCGAAGCCGATCTCGGAGATGATGATCCGCCCCATGTCAGCCTTGCCGATGTTCTGGTTGGTAACGTCGCCGCGAGGATGAGACGGATTCTCCGAATACCCTGACAGTGCGATGAGACGCCACAGCAGCCGTCGACCTTGCGGCATGTCCAGCACCGCCCGCAGATCATCAAGCTCGCGCTGACGCCGGTCCTTTTCCTTGCGACCGGCATTCTTGACCTGTTTCGAGTCCGCCGCATTCGCGACCATTGCGCGATCGTTCATGCGCCAGCCCCTTCGACGATCCGCTTCAGCGCGTTGTCGCCTTCCATATCGATCCCGCCAAGATCGCGAGCAGCGCCCGTCATATCCTTCGCGGTAGCCGCTTGCTGAGCCTGAGCAGCAGCCTTCGCCTCGGCGTCCGCAGCAGCGCGAGCTTCGTCGTCCGGCAGGACCAGCTTCGGATTGTTGCCGAGCATTTCATTGTAATCATCGATAACCTGGAATGCGTCGACCTTATGCCGGACATGCGGCCAGGTCTGCGCGATCATCGTGACGCCATTGATAAAGCGCTCATGCCCTGCGATGCCGACAAGCTTCTGAGCCTGCGCCAGCATTGAGATGTATTCGACTTTCAGCTTCATGTCGACGAGTTCTTGAGGCGGTTCAGGCAGCAGACCGGCGCGTCCCATCATCGCGAACGTCCGATCGATCAGAGGATCATGAAGCTCATCCTTCGAGCGCTCAAGGACCGGACCCAGGCTGATCAGCTTTTCCTCTTTGCGCTCGGCGATCTCCGCCATGCCGCGAGGCTGTATGCCTTCCATCTGATTGATCATGAGGAACAAGTCCTCATAAAAAGCCCGCTGAATCCGGAGCCTGGTCGCCGACTGCTTTGTCTCAAGCGCATCGATCGGCATGTTCGTCTCATGGATCGGAGTGATCCCCTTCTGGCCTTCGCGGACATCGTTGTATGTGATGTCGCCAGGGAGCAGGGACGCCTTCTGATTGCGGACTTGCGTCGGAGCCTGCAGAGGCGGATTGATCATCTTCTCGACCGCCTGCATGGACTTGCGCTCGCCGGTCTGCAGTTGCTTGATGTCGCCGAGCGCCACCATTCCAGGGCAGTCAGTTCCCCACCAGTCGTTACCCGTAACGTCCCAACGGGAGACAAGGATCGGGAACTCGTCATAGCCGCCTTGCTTCAGGAAAACGTCATCCTTCTCCTGACCGCGCTCGACATGGACTGACAGGAACGGCTTTGACCGCGACGGATCGAGAGCCATGCGCGGATTGTAGTTAGGATTAGGAATGATGACCCACTCGACTTCGACCTTGCTATTGTAGTTCGCATCTTCCCAAAGCTTGCGGATCGTCGTCGATGCATTCTGCCAATCGATCATGTTCGTTTTCTTGTCGACGAGATACGACTCGACGATCTCTAGGACCGTTTTCTCGCAGCGATACACCCACTGATTGACGCGACCGCGAGAGTCAGTCGCCACCGCATAGCTTCCGATCGGATACGAGTAGGCTCGAAACAGATCGTCATCATCTTCGAGGATCGCCGTCGCAGCCGTCGCAAAAAGCGCCTTGCACCCGTAATGCACCGGCAGCGCATTGTAGAGATTGGTCTGCGCGAATATCGTCAGCATGCGCTGAGTCACCGTATGCAGCCATTGCTTGACCGGCGCGTATTCGTTCAGGTCAGGATCAGGGACGCCGAGGCGCACCCAGGGACGCGCCGGATTCGTCATACCGGCATGCATGCCCGACTGACAGGTCCGCAGCGCGAACGTGCCGGTCGAGTCAATGATCTTCTGATTGCGTCGATCGCCCTTGTTGCGATCGCTGGCGAACCATCGGGCTTTTCGCGGCGAGACGTAGTCGTTCAGGTCGCGCCAGTGCGGTTCATTCGTCGTCCGCTCAGTCCACAGCGACGAACTGATCCGCTCGATACGCTGGCGCTGAGTGACGCCGCTTGTCGGCGATATGAACGGAGTAAACCGCTGCGATGACTGAGCCATCAGTATCCGAGCAGAGTCTTGGTTTCGACGTTAGCCATCGGCATATTGCCGAGCCCCTGCGGTCCGGTCTTGATCGTGTCCGATCGCCCGCCCGCCGCCGCCGCCCGCTTGCGCTGCTGATCTGCAGCAGCTTGCGCGTCAGCAGCTTTCGGATCGGCTGACGCGGCAGCAGGAGGCTGTTCGATCGCCATCGGCTGATTGCCGCCGCTTGGCATGAGCATCTTTCCGGCCATCATTCCACCGATTGCAATAGCAGCAGATACACCCATGATCAGCCCTTTCCTTGATCGAGTCGCTTCGCCCATATCCGTTCGACGTTCTCGTATCCGAGATGTTCGAGGACGCGACCGAGCGCGGGATGAGCGACCTTCTCATGTTGATAGACGACCTGGACGCCAGCATCAGCGAGAGCGGCATCGCAGTTCTTGATAAACGTCAGCCCGATCCGTCCGCCTCGATGATCCGGCGACAGGTAGATGACGTCTTGTTTCGCCTGCAGTCCGCTTGTCGAGTAGTGAGCATTGAGCCCGACAATGAAGGCAGCGTATGCGATCAGGACGCCGTCCAGACGCGCCGTGAAGATCAGCAGCTTTCCGGCGTCGTCGAGAGCCTGGTAGCCGTCGCGGTCGACGGCAAGCGGGATGTCTTGGTAGCTGGCGATCTCGCGCCAGTGAGACAGAAGCATCGGCATCGCCTCATCGATGACGGCGTTAAATGCCTCTTTCTGAAAGGTAATCTGTCCCATAGCGGCGACAGTTTCCGCCTGCCGAGCAAATACCGCAAGATGTTGAGGGAAATTGAACAGCCGCCACTATGGGAAGCGCTTGACAGCGCCGGACGTCAGCAGGAATATCGAGCTTGCACTCCGCCACATCTATCCGAAAACGAGCCGAGGGAGACGCCCATGAAGTAGCCAATCAATCAAAAACGTGGAACACGCTAAAGCACCGACAACAGGCCGGACCGATCTCCGGCCTGTTTCATTTTCAGATCGTGTCGCGCCCGCGCTCGAACGGATTGAACTCCATCGCCGCCCGCTCCAATCGTTCGTTATCACGATCGGCATACGGATCGAACTCAGTCTCAGCCCTGTTCCGATTGTTGATGCCGAGGCGCGCCAGGATGTTGTCAGCCTGACCAGGCATGTCCGGCGCAGCGAACGTCAGCGACAGCGCGTCAGCATAGTTCGGCGACCGTCCGAGTCTTTTCTTGATCTCGTCCTTCGGCTCGATGATGAACTTGCCGGACTTGAACGTATAGGTCGGGATCGTAAGCTCAGGGACAAGCTCAGGGATGTTCGGCAACGCGCCGCCGTTCTTGACCCATTCAGCCATCATCATCCAGCAGTAAGCCCGCATGTTGAAGTAACGCGGATCGAATGCAGGCCGGTCCATCGAGACAGCGATCGGCGACGCGCCTTGAGTCCGGCGAACGTCGATCGCACCATGAGCCCATCCGACAGTGTCATCGAAGAACTCCATCTCATGCTGAAACCTCTGCTGCGCCATTGCTACACGATTGGCGATGTTAACGCTGACAGCAGAATCGCGCTCATGCGACATAGCGACCGGCTTGAATGCGGCGAGCCCTTGACGCGGGAACAGGACAGTCAGATCGTCGCCGAAGCGAGAGACGTCAATGCCGAGGCGCTTCTGCGCCCATGAATAAGCGTCAGGCTGAAGCGTCCGCCTCATCGCCGCCTGGACGTCCTCGATGCCGAGTAGAGCATTGATCGACGACGGCGGGAACTTCCCGAATACGTTGACCAATACCCAGGGAGAGTCTTTCCCATACTTCGCGATCTGATCAAGCGCCCATTGCTTCGATACCCTGGGCGCTCGCTTCGGATCGTCCGGATCGCCAGTGATCTCGACCAGGTTCCAGAGATGTCTCTCTGTAGTGCAGGCATCGTATAACGGACCCTCAAGCTTCTCAGGATTGCCAGCTTGCACCAGCCGCGACACGATACCGGAGCCGAGAGCGGCATCAGCAGCAGCCATGACAGCGCGAGGCATGCCGCCAGTCTCATCGAGTAGGAACAGGACATAGTCGTTATGCAGACCCGCGAGAGTATTCGCCTGCTGTGTTGTGTCCGCAGACTTCGACCATTTCCGAGCGCTCATCCACCAGGTAGCAGGATGAGCCTTCAGGAATATCCGCTCAGCCGTCCATTGAAATTCCGAGGACAGGACCGGACACTTGTTCTGCCAAACGCCCATCTCTTTCCAAAGACCGTCGCGCAGGTTATCGCCGGAGATCGACGTCGCCGCGACGTTAGGATGAGGAAAGCAGAACAGGAAATGCCACGCGATTGATGCAAGGACGAACGTCTTTCCTGGGTTCTTACAGGCCCGCATTGCCGTCCTGGGCTTGCCGGTCTGATAGCTGATCATCGCGTCGACCTGCCACGGATCAGGCTCAGTCTTGAAACGGTCGCGAACGAACTGGACGACGCCATCAGGCGCTTCACGGTAATACCTGATCTTCTCGCGGGCCCTGGTCGCAGCATCACTCATGAGACGCCACCGTCATCGACTTGTATCGAGCCCAGGCATCTCGCATCGTCGACTCCCCGACATGGTCCTGACCTCGACAATGCTTCAATTCCTCGGCGAGTGTGGCGACGATCCATTCCGATCGCATCGAGTGATTGATCGTCACCATGCATGCGCCTCGCGCGAAGTTCATGAACGCGCAGCCGGCGATGAACTGTCCGGCGATGACTGGCGCGCAGATGATCCTGGCCGTTGCGTCAGGGACATAATCGACTTCGATGACCAGGTCCGGCCAGTCAGCCGGCGCTGGATCGAGCTTATGCGACTCGGCGAAGAACTTGACTGGATCGACGGTCGGCTTCGGACCAGCGCAGGCTGTCAGGAATATCGCGGCGATGACCGTAACGATCAGCCAGGCCGGGACGCCGAACATCCGGCGCAGCGTGATCCTCGGACCTTGCGAGCAGTTGCAGTTGCGTCCCTGGTTGCAGTTACCGTTGCACATGGCCGCGCCCCTTCGCCTCGCGCTTGAGCCGCGCCTTCACCATCGCGAACCGCGCGTCGGCGACAGGATCAGGCTGCGCGCCAGCAGCAGCAGCGAGTCGATCGAATACCTCGAACGGATCATGCTTGTCGCCGTCCAGCTTGAACACATGGAACCCTTCGGCGTCGACCTTGACGCCGTCGCGCATCGGTATCCCTTTCGTCCTGCACTCGATGACATTCTCGTTCATGGCTTTGTCTCCGGTTTCGCCGCATCACCAGCGATAAGATCGGCAAGCGAATGCTTGACGTTGATGTCCTTGCGCTCAACCAGCATCGAGAGATGCTTCATGAACGTCTCGATCGACCTGGGCTTATCGTAGAACTTGATTTTATGAATGCGTCCGACATGGACGCGCTCGCGAGCTTTGCCCTCGCCCTGCATCTCGAATACTTCCTCGAACTCGATCGCGGCGATGAGGCGCTGAAGCTCAGGCGGCATGTCCTGCAGGTCTTTGAGCGCCTGCTGACTTCGCCCGCTACCGTCCTCGATCATCTCGAATGCGTCGACTGGACGCGCCTTCAGCCATGCGATTAGCTCGGCGATGATCAAGTCTTTCGCATGGTCCTCGCGAATGTCGAGCGCCAGCTTGTAGCGCTTCGCTCTTTCCTCGTTGTCGTTGATCCAGCGATTGACCGCCTTGTAGTTCAGCGATCGCGCAGCGCAGAACGCGGACAGCGTCCCGCCAGCAGCGACCTCGCCACAGATGTCCGGCAGTAGTTCCGGATCACTCAGTTGATCATTGATATCGATTGTCGATGCCATAAGTCGGTTTCATAACCCGCATCTCGCCGGTCGTCAAGTTGAGCATCTGAGGGTGATCGTTCAGAGGGACCAGGATGCTAATGACTGACCCGTCAGGCATTGAGCAGTAACCAAGCTTCCCGACGATCGTCGGCTTCGCGTCATCGCTCATCGTCATCTCCACAAAACGCGCCACCTGGACGGACGAGCGACCTGCCCCACGTTCGGCAGCACTCTAACCCGATCCGCCCAGGCTTCATGACGCGGCAGCTTCACGATGCAGGAGTCCGCACATCGCTACTGCTGACGGGGATCAGGCCGCACTCTCCCGCCTTATGCTCGATCGGGACCAAGCCGACCGACAAGGACCGCCATGCCTGAGCCGATCGTAGACCGAGCATCACGGCATGGCAAACATCGAAAAGGTAGCGACGTAGCGACCTCGCATGCGTCCTCAACACTTTCCCCGAAATGCGCCTCGCGCGCGCGCATACGCGCGAGGGCGCTGGATTGCAACCATTATTTCCCGATACCCCTGTTTTTCTACCTTTTTCCATCTTTCTCCAGAACTCTCTAACTAGGTAGCTACCGTAGCTACCGTAGCTACTTTGTAGATAAGTCATTGAAAAGGAATGTCATTTTGCAAGGTAGCGACCTTTTGCTCATGGTCGCTACCATTTTCAAGGTCGCTACCTGTATTCCCGACTGAATCCGAGGGACTTTTAGCCTCGTTGCCGGTAAGGTCGCTACCTTTTGAAAGGTCGCTACCTGCATACAGGTCGCCTGGTGCGGTCCAAAGCTTGACCACGCGCCCGCCGATTTTCTTGTTGCCGTGATTGACCCATCCCAAGACGCGCAGGCAGGCCGCTATACGCATCTGACGCATCCGATCGACGTCCTTGACCGGAAGGTCCAGACAGCCCGTCGCGACGTCCATGACGGTCGTTGTGGCGCGTGGTCGTTGTGGCGCGTCCGAGCAGCCATTCCGAGATCGACCCGATCCACGGATCGGCGTCGTAGCGCTTGCGCTGCTCAGCCTTCGTCTCAGCCTCCGGCATCTCCCACCAGGTAGCGCCGGACTGCAGCAGCGCCAGCGCCTCACGGAAACATTGAGCCCTGACCTCACGGACATAGGCGATGTCGGCATGCTTACAGGCGATCGGCCAGAAACGCCGAGCGCCCGTCTCGTCCTTGTTCCAATCGTCCTTATTGGTCGATCCCGCCATGATCCCCTGACGCGGAAAGCTCTGCGCCGTCCGGCCATATGCAGGCCGGTAGCGATCGGACTGGCATGAGACGATTTTCTTAATCGTGTTGACCTCAGCCCGCCCGAAGGCATCCATCTCGGCGATCTCGACCAGCAGTTGACCATGCAAGACCTCGGCGAATGCCTTGCTGTTCTGCGCCGACTCATGCTGCTCGGCGAACCACGGATCAGCGATCGCCGCGAGCGCCGTCGACTTGAACGCACCTTGACCGCCTTCGAGGACGATCATCGTGTCGACCTTGCAACCAGGCTGATACACCCGCGCCAGCATGCTGATCCAGAAATTCCGGCTCGCGCTGCGCGTATAGGCATTGTCCTCGCAGCCGAACACGCGAGACAGAAAGCCCTCGATCCTCGACTCCCCGTCCCATGCTGGCAGCGACGCGATCCAGTCCTTGACGCAGTTGCGCGTATCGCGCCGAGCGATAATCTCGACGGCGTCGGCGACATCCTCTTTCCCCATGCGCGAGATGCCGAGCTTGTCCTGCATGTAGAGGCGCAGTTCGCGGTAATCGGTTTCCGACCACTCGCGACCGTCGCCGGTCAGGATCACGTTCTTGAACTCATCGAACCACACGACGCCGCGAAGGTTAGGATCATGCGTCATGATCTTGACCGCATTGTTCAGATTCGTTACGGGTAGCCCGCGACCATTGCGCTCCAAGTCCCAGGCTACCCACTTGCCTACGATCGAGAGCGCTTGTCCGGCTTGGACTTCGCCGCTCGATGACGCGGAGCGAGGCGCTTCAGGTAATACTCCATCGGTCCGCTGTAAACCCGCGCCAGCCCCAGGATCGCCTCGATCTTCGCGATCTCGACAGCTTGCGTTTTCATGCCGTGATCCGTCGCCTGTGCGCTGTTTATCGTCGCCTGCAGATCGCGCCGGAGCCCGCTGATCAGTTGCATGATCTCCGCCGACGTCCGGTCCTGCGCTTCCAGACGCGACATGACCATCTCCCGATCCGCGATGCCGAGCTTGCGCTTGATCCACCGCATGAGGCGCGTCAGCTTCGACGGAGCTTGACGCTCCGGCTTGTCCCCGACGT